CTATTCCAATTCCAGGACGTGCTAGTGGCGGCAGTGTAAGCGGTGGACAGCCTTATCTAGTAGGGGAACGTGGTCCAGAATTGTTTGTCCCTTCTGGTGCGGGAACTATTAAGAACAATAGCGATACAAGTAGTATGGGCGGAGGCAAGGGTACAATTATAAATCAAGTAATTAATGTAAGCGCAGGAGTTTCACAAACTGTACGGGATGAAATGAACACCCTATTGCCGCGAATTAAACATGAAACCATGATGAGTATTGCCGATGCAAAAAGGCGTGGCGGTGCTTTTGGAGCCGCAATGGGGTAAATAAATGACACTTATAACTATGCCGACAAGTCCAGCCTTTGTAACTTCTGATTGGGGAATAACTCGCTCTGTAGCATTGTCTGAAAGCCCATTTACAGGAGCAACACAGGTTCATAAGTACGCAAAGGCCAAATGGTCAGCTACGCTTACTTTACCGCCTATGAAGCGAGATCAGGCGCGTCAATGGCAAGCTTTTTTTATGCAGTGTGAAGGTAGGGCAAATACCTTTCTTCTGGGAGACCCTGACGGAAAATCAATTACAGGTGGCATTCCTCCGAGCGCTATAAGTGTAGCCGCCGATGCCGCGATTGGGGATACATCTGTAAACCTTACACTTGGTTCAGGTAAAAAAATAAGCCAAGGAAGTTATTTGCAGTTTTCTACAGGCGCAAATTCAAGATTGCATATGGTTGTTGATGATAACACAGGAAACGGAATTGTAACAATTCAGCCGCCTCTAAAGACTGCAATTACAACATCTACTGCGGTTGTTTTTGTTTCTCCACAAGGTGTTTTCAGAATGGACAACAATGATATGCGATGGACAGCTGACCAACTAAGTAACTATGGCATTACTTTTACTTGTAGTGAGGCTTTATGAGCAGAGATATTCCATCCGCACTATTGACTGCTCTGACAGGTTCAGAGATTGAGCCATTTTATGCTTGCGAGTTTATGTTTGATACACAAACTGTAACAGACATTAATGGCAACCCATTTGAAGTAGCTCCTATGCGTCTTTGGACGGGGGTTGGTAACAGGGTAATTGAAGTTCAAGGTGCAGATCAAACCTTTGTTGGCACTGGACAGCTATTAAATATTGCCGGTTTGGATGAGGTGAATGATTTAGCCGCAAAATCTTTAGCAGTAAGTTTATCAGGTATATATTCGGAAACATTATCTATAGCATTGCAAGAGCCATATCAACGCCGCCCTTTCAATTTGTACTTTGGAGAAGAAAGCGTCAGTAATGTTGTTCAAGTATTCTCTGGAAAAATGAACAAAATGACTATTCAGGATAGCGGTGAGACCAGTACTATACAGATGTCAGTTGAAAGCAATTTGTTGGAACTTGAGAGATCAAGTGGATGGCGCTATACTGAAGAAAACCACAGATCAAGGTATTCAGGGGATAGTTTCTTCTCATACGTTCAAGCAATACAGGATAAAACAGTAACATGGGGCAGAGAGTAGCATTAAATTCATACATATCTAATTACCCTGATGATGAGTTCCGATGGGGAGTGAATGATTGCTTTACCTTCACGAATGGAGCTTTTCATGCTATGTATGGCGCTGGATATGCTGATGATTGGATTGGACGCTACATGAATAAAAATTCCCCTAAAAGCCGTAAATCAATGCTTAAAGAATTTTCCCACACCACGTTATTTGATGGGCTGGCAAGCAAATTAAGAAGAACAGATCAACCAATTTTCGGTAGCCTTGTAACTACAAGCAAATGTAAGCATTGGGTTACTGGGTGTTCACTCGGTATTTCTGTGGGCTCTAGGGCAGTTTTTTTATCAGAAAGTGGCTTATTTAAAGTAAATGTTGAAGATGTAGAAAGTTCTTGGGTTCTGAAATGAAGGATAACACACCATTCAATGTATTGAAGCACATTAACCAGTGGGAGGTAGCCCCCAGAGAGCCAGCAACAGTAGCCGCTATAGGTAACTTTGTTCTTGGGGCTATAGGGATTACAGGAGCTTCTACTGCCACAGCAACTATTGTAGGCTATGTAACAATAGCGGTAGTTAGCACTGCTTTAACAGCCGCCGCTGTCTTATCTCAATTGCCAGATATACAACAAGGCGGAGCAAACAATTCAGGAACATTACTTCAAAATACTAAGAACCCCCTATCACCTTCTAACTTTATATATGGTGAAGTTCGCAAGGGCGGTACGGTTACTTTCGTAGAAGTAACAAGTGTCGGTAATAAAATACTACATCAAATAGTAGCGCTCGCTCATCATGAAGTTGAGGAAATAGGCGACATATATTTTAATGATGAAATTGTCGCTATGAATAATGAAGATGTGATCAGCGACCCTTACAACGGGTTCGCAAAAGTTTACAAACACCTAGGAAACCAAACAAGCGCGTCTGACACATTCGCCAATTCAAGTGCTACCCTTGCTAACACCTTACACGCAGAGACATCCGCAGGCAGTGATTTCATCGGCAAGGGTGTAGCTTATATTTATGCGCGTTACACTTACGATAAAGATGCTTATACTAATGGACTTCCAAATATTACTGCACAAGTAAAAGGAAAGAAGGTCGTAAAGACAGTAAACGGAGTGGCTCAGACTGCGGCTTACAGTAATAACGCGGCTTGGTGCATTAAAGACTACTTACAGTCAAGTTATGGGCTTGGTGATGATGCAATCAATTATGCTACATTTGAAGCCGCCGCCGCTATATGTGACGACACAACAATACTTTCTGACGGAACACCTCAATTTACAATGAATGGAGTTGTAACAGGTAGTGACAGTCATGGAAGCATCTTGGAAAAGATGATGACAACTTGTGGAGGTACTTTGTTTTGGGGCGCGGGTTCTTGGCGAATTTACGCCGGTGATTTCGTACCTCCCACAAAGACATTAACATTAGACGATTTTAGAAGTGCTATAAGTTTAGATACAAAATCTTCTATGCGAGATAACTTTAACGCTATTAGGGGTACTTTTGTAGACGCGGGTAATGATTTTATAAGTGCTGATTATCCTCAAATTAATTCTGATGAATTTCTTGATGAAGATAATGGTGTTGAAACAGTTTTAGACCTCAATCTTCCATTTACAACCAATGCGATAGCCGCTCAACGTATTGCCAAGCAGTTACTTTATAGAAGCCGTGAGCAATTAACTATGAGTGCAGATTTTGGAATGAATGCATTTGATGTTGAAGTTGGTGATTTTATAAAAATAAGAAATGAGCGTTACGGATGGGGTGCTGGCAACGAAAAGATTTTTGAAGTTAGTGGGTGGAGACTACAACCTGACCCTAAAGGATTGGATTTGCGGGTAAATTTAACCCTTAGAGAAAGTAGTGAAAACGCATTTGGGTTTACTGTAGCTGATGAGAAAGCAATAGTTTCAAATAACACTACCCTTTTAAATTATTATGATGTGCCGAGCATCGGTGTGAATGTTTCTCAAGAGTATCGTGAAGTTAATGAGAATGTTGTAAATGTTTTAGTCGTTACTGTCGTCAGCTCTGATATTGAGCGTATAGAGAGTGTTATTTTAAAATACAAAAAGACTTCAGACACAGAATTTAAATCAGTTGGTCAGGCTATTTTGATTAATGAAGGTAGTGACGCTGGTAGGTTTGAAATAGTTGGAATTAAAGCGCCTCAAATTTCTGAACAAGCTATAAATTATACTATATCAGTCACACCAGTAAATGCCGTTGGGTTTAGAGGAAGCACTGTAACTACTACTTATAACCTTACAGCCGATACTGTACCACCCTCTGTACCAGCTTCGTTAAGCCATTTGATGTCAGGTGGCACAATATTCTTTGAATGGCCAGCGGTTGGTGATTTGGATTTATCTCACTATAAATTATATTATTCATCAAATAGCAGTGCACAGTTTACTGATAGTTCTGTTTCGTTAAAAATATCAAAAATTGCCAGACCAGCGACATCAATTACTTTTGCCGCCCTTGCTGGTAAATTCTTTATTACATCGGTAGACAAAACTGGAAATGAAAGCACCACGGCAACAAGTACAGTCGTGCTTGCAAGTGAATTACCTCAACTTGGTAATACAACTACACAATCTGAAGAAACTGCATTTAGTGGCGCAAAGTCCAATGTCACGGCTTCTGGTGGGTCATTAACATTGACCAGTTTCTCATCCTCTGGAGCAACTGGCACATATGACTTTGACCATGATGGAGACAGTTACATAGATGTTGGAACGTCAAGAACAGTTAGGCTTTCTTCGGCTGTAGTAGTTGCCCGTAAGCATTCAGATGCAGTAGGAGGGGAATTAAATTGGGATGATATACCTCAAAACTGGGACACTTGGCCTAATAACTTTGACACTTGGACAGATGAAAATGCCGAATTTTTTGATTTTAGTGTATTAATCCAAGCAAGGACTGCGGCAACATCTTCTGGATTAAGTAGCGCAAGTTTTATAGATGCAAGCGGAGAAATTGTTGGTAGATTTATAGAATTTAGAGCAGTATTATCAAATTCAAATTCAAAGATTACACCTAATATAACAGCACTAAGTGCAACAGTGGAGTATTAATATGTCACAACATGATTTTGTAATTGCCAATCAAACCGCAAATTCAGCAAGGCTTGATATAAATGCTGGTCTACAGGCGTTAGCATCAAATAATAGTGGAGATAGCGCACCTAGTACAACTTACGCTAATATGTGGTGGTATGAAACAGACACTAACCTTTTAAAAATACGCAATGAGAATAATACTGCATGGATTAACGTAGCCTACGTTGATCAGAGTAACAGCGTATATGCAGTATTAGATGATACCAAACTTGTTAATACATCTGGAGCTGAAACTGGACTGCTTGGTGGACAGCTACAAAGCGCTTGGAATGCTGGCACAGGAACAACTGAGAGTTTAATATCACCAACTAACCTTAAAGGTGCTTTTGATACCTTTACTGTTGTTAGTCCTATAAAAGCATATGCTAACTTTAATGGCATGGGAACTGGAGCAGGTACACCTACTATTAGACACTCAGTAGGTATATCTGCTATCGCAAGAAATAATACTGGTGACTACACTGTTACTTTTACTACTAATCTAATGCCTGATGCAAACTATGTTTTACTAGGTACTGCTGGACACCCAAGATTTGACAATAGGGCTTCCTTAGAAAGTTATACGTTAACCCAAACTACTTGTAGATTTACAGTAACTAACCACGGAAACCTTGGAAGATCACAAACAGATTATGTTAATATAGCTTTTCTTAGATAGGCAATAAATGGCACAATGTATCAAAATTACATCGCATGGGGTAAATAAAATCCTAACTAGCATAAATTTTGAATATCGTGTATTGTAGCCATGCATATGCAATGTTTTATAGGAGGCCACAATGGCAACACTCGGAGATCGCGTCTTTGATGCAGGACTTTCAGCACTAGACACAGAAGCAAACAAAGTTCTGGTTACTTCTCAGGAAGCAACTACTTTTACTGAGGCGAATGCAACTTATGCCTTGGGTAACTCAACAAGCCTTTCAATAGCCGCACCATCTGATCGTACTGGCGGTGGTAGAAAAGTTACTGTAGCCGCAGTTTCTGATGGTTCAATTACTGGAACTGGGACAGCTACACACTACGCAATTGTGGACACAACAAACTCACGTTTATTGGCAACAGCGGCTTTAACGGCTTCTCAGTCTGTAACAAGCGGCAACACATTTACTTTGGCTTCATTTGATATTGGTATCCCTGACCCAGCGTAATATTAATTAGGAGTTTTGCATATTAATTAGGAGTTTTGCCTATGGCGCTTGTCATAAAAGATCGCGTAAAAGAAAGTTCAACGACAACTGGAACTGGCACTTACACACTGGCAGGGGCGGAGGCAGGATTTCAAACCTTCTCAGCAATTGGGGATGGTAATACAACATATTATGCCGCTACTGACGGGACTTATTGGGAAGTCGGTATCGGAACATATAGTGCATCTGGCACAACTCTAGCTAGAACTACTATTTTATCATCAACGAATAGTAATAATGCGGTAAGCTGGACTGCTGGTGAAAAATTAATATTTGTAACTCAGCCTTCTTCTAAAGCTTCTTTCTTAGATGCAAGCGGTAATTTAAACTTATCTGGCGGTACAGTAGACGGACGTAATGTAGCGGCTGATGGGGTTACAGCAGACAATGCTTTACCTAAAGCTGGCGGTGCTATGACAGGTGCTATCACAACTAACAGCACCTTTGATGGTAGAGATGTTGCAACAGATGGTACTAAGCTAGATTTAGTTTCTGTTACGCAAGCTGTTGACCTTGATCAAATGGAAACTGATATAGCGGCTCTTGCTAATGGTATGGTATATAAGGGCGATTGGGATGCATCATCTGGTAGTTTTCCATCGGGCGCGCAAACAGGCTGGTTTTATTATGTTTCTGTAGCTGGCACTGTAAATAGCGTTGCTTTCCATGTTGGGGATAACATTGTTGCAACTACAGACAATGCATCTACTAGCGTTTATGCTAACAACTGGTCTAAACATGATAACACAGACGCAGTACAATCAGTTGTTGGATTAATTGGCTCTATTACTAAAAGCGAATTATTAACTGCAATAAATGTAGAAGATGGCGCAGATGTAACAGATACAGCTAATGTCACAGGTGTCCTTACAGCCCTCACAACAGAAACTACTATAGCATCAACAGATTTAATCCCAGTTTATGATGGGAGTGCTAGTACATGGCGCAAAGCAACCATTACAAGTGCCGCCCTTCAAGGAACTAAGGGTCAAAAAGGCGAAGTAGGAAGCACTGGAAGCACTGGTAGCAATGGTTCAAAAGGACAAAAAGGTGCAGTAGGTGTCACGGGTGACACAGGAGGCGTAGGTGCAAAAGGCCAAAAGGGTGAAGTCGGAAACACTGGTAGTACTGGGGCAACCGGCTCACAAGGAGACCAAGGGGTAAAAGGCCAAAAAGGTGAAATTGGAAATCAGGGTGTCGCGGGTGATAAAGGTCAAAAGGGACAAACTGGTGCAACTGGCGCGGCGGGTGCTACAGGTTCAACTGGATTAACTGGAACAACAGGTTCTAAAGGGCAAAAAGGCGAAGTCGGAACTACTGGCAATACAGGCGCTAAAGGTCAAAAGGGTGAAGTCGGCTCTACAGGCAGTGTGGGGGCTAAAGGCCAAAAAGGTGAGGTCGGTTCAACCGGAGGGACAGGTTCAAAAGGACAAAAAGGCGAAGTTGGAGTTACTGGGAATACAGGAACTACAGGTGCAAAAGGCCAAAAGGGTGAAGTTGGGGCAACTGGTTCAACTGGCTCACAAGGAAGCACAGGGAATACAGGTTCTACTGGCGCAAAGGGACAAAAAGGGGAAACTGGCTCTACTGGTTCTGGTGGTGCGACAGGCTCTAAAGGTCAAAAAGGTGAAGTTGGCGCAACGGGTAGTGGCGGCTCTACTGGAGCTAAAGGTCAAAAGGGTGAGGTTGGCTCAACTGGCTCTACAGGCGGAACTGGAGCTAAAGGTCAGAAGGGCGAAGTTGGAGCTACTGGTACTACTGGTTCTAAGGGACAAAAAGG